CAACTCCACAGTCTACTGGAAGTCGCTTGCTCCACGTCCTGTAAGCAGCAACTATTCATCCAGCAGAAATGGCGGCGGTGACAGTCTTCACGTTGTTGTTGTTGATGACACTGGAACAATCACAGGAATCCAAGGAAACGTTCTTGAGAGACACCTGAACCTGTCGAAAGCACTCGACGCTTCCGCTGACGGAGACGCACCAACCAAGACTTATTATAAGGATTACATTGCGAATGGATCCGAGTACATCTTTGCTGGTTACAACCCTTCGAACGCTGCTGATGCTTACTGGGGCACTGCTCCTCTGGCAACTGGTTTCTCGACCGACTTCGTTGCTTACACGACCTCTGAGGGTCTGTGGGGACAAGAGGCACAGGACGTTAGATTCAGTGCAATTGGTAACGTAAGTTACACCTTTGGTGGTGGTACCGATTACCAAGCGGGCGGTGGAATGGAAGCCACGCTGGGTGACCTGGTAACGGGTTATGGTTATTTCGACAACAGAGATGAAGTCGCAGTTGACTTCTTGATTGGTGGTCCTGGACTTTCAGACGAGTCTGAGTCACAGGCAAAGGCAAATTACATCATCGGACTTGCTGAAGCAAGAAAGGATTGTATTGCCACCATTTCACCACACAGAGCAAACGTTGTCAACGTTACCAACGCGACAACGCAAACCAACAACCTGCTGAAGTTCTTCGCTCCTCTGTCAAGTTCTTCTTACGCAGTGTTTGACACTGGTTATAAGTACACTTATGACCGCTTCAATAACGAGTTCCGTTACATCCCCTGTAACGGTGACATCGCTGGTCTGATGGTCAGAACTGGCATCCTTGCTTATCCCTGGTTCTCACCTGCTGGTCAGCAAAGAGGCGTTCTGAACAATGCCATCAAACTGGCTTACAACCCCAATAAGGCACAGAGAGACCTGCTGTATCCAGCAAGAGTCAACTCGATTATCAACCAGAAAGGAACGGGTATCGTTCTGTTCGGTGATAAGACTGCCCTGGGTTACTCTTCTGCCTTCGACAGAATCAACGTTCGTCGCCTGTTCCTGACGGTTGAGCAAGCACTGGAAGGTGCCGCTAACGCTCAGTTGTTCGAACTCAACGACGTAAACACGAGATCCAACTTCGTCAACATCGTGGAACCTTATCTCCGCGACGTTCAGGCAAAGAGAGGTATCTACGACTTCTTGGTTGTTTGTGATGAGACTAATAACACTCCTGACGTGATTGACAACAATGAGTTCAGAGCGGACATTTATCTGAAACCAACCAAGTCTATCAACTACGTCACCTTGACCTTCGTCGCAACCCGCACTGGCGTTGCCTTCGAAGAAGTTGTTGGAACTGTTTGATCATTACTACATAACACTAGGAGGACCTAAAAATGGCTGAGACCAAAAGTTTATCTCAATTCAAATCAAAACTGGCGGGCGGTGGTGCCCGCACCAACCTATTCGAAGTTTCAATCCCTTCTTTCCCTGGCGCAGTTTCTGAGGCTTGGGGAAGTGGAGACGACGGCGAGAACGGAACCTTCAAGTTCCTTTGTAAGGCAGCAAACCTGCCTGCCTCCATCGTCAACACAGTTGATATTCCTTTCAGAGGAAGAACTCTTAAGGTTGCTGGAGACAGAACCATCAATGATTGGGAGGTTACTGTTATCAACGATGAAGACTTCAGACTGAGAACTGCCTTTGAAAGATGGGCAAACGCACTGAGCAAGTTGGATGATGCCACTGGCGTTTCCAACCCAACCTCTTATATGACCGATGCTTATGTTCAGCAACTCGGAAGAGGCGCAACTCAGTTCGGAACTTCTAACGATGGTGGCGAGTCGGTTGTCCTCAGAACCTATAAGTTCTATGACATCTGGCCAGAAAACATTTCTGAAATTACCCTGTCTTATGACAACAGCGCGGTTGAGGAATTCACTGTGAACTTCAAGGTTCAATACTTCACTGTTGGCGATTCACTTCAGTCCAACGGTGGTAACCAAGGTGAGGTTCTGATTAGGTGATAAATAACTAGACAAAAGGGTCTAGTTTCTAGTAATGGCTGCGAGATTATTTGGTTTCTCAATTGAAGATGGCGATAAGACTCCGCCTGGCGTAGTGTCTCCAGTCCCAC